ATAACATATGTCTATTTCCGCAAATATAGACAATGGACCCTTCGGGCCATTTTGTAGCCTTTGTGACCTTTGGGGCCTTGCGACTTATTCTTTTTCTTTTATTCTGTCCTTGTTTACGGGTTTTTAACATTCTTAATATAAGATAATATTTAATATAATGATGTAGTCACATTTGCATATTGATTGTATGTATTTGATAGAACATTTACAGAATTATGCCCATCAAAAAATCCCTTGTAATATCCTATGAGTGAATCCGTAGTATGTATGTCCATAGGTATTTGATACCCCACTGTGTAACGAATCGCATTCTGTAGTCTATTGAAAATAGGCGAACCTAGCATATGCATAGCCATATTAGGATCAAATTCAAAAAAGGTATTGAATCTTCCAAGATTATTTTCTAAGGGAAAATCGTAATCTGTTAGAGATCTAGGACGAACTCCTGTAACCCTTGTCATATAGATTGCTTGACCTGAATGGTCACAGAATACAACGTATACTGAATAGCCTTGTACAAAATATTCACGCACTGCATCTGACTGAGGACCATCAGGGCTACTCCACTTTCCTTTGATAGTCGCAACATTATTAAAAATATTCTGGAGATTTCCAATACGAACGGCTATCACACATTCCATTCTTAAAGAATATAGGTGTCATAGTTTTAGACCAGTTAATGCTTTCTTGTCCTCTTGGACTTCTTTGACTTTCTTGTTTTCTTACTACGCGTCTTTTTTCCACCTGTTAGCACAGCACCGGGGGGAATATTTCCTGCAGATGATAGCATCTTATACTATAGTGTTGATTATTAAATAGGCTGTATAATGGTATTGAGAACTGGAGTTCTAGGTGTCTGTCTTCTAGCCGCAGCCTGTTCTTCCATCATCTTTCGCCGCTCCTCAAGATAAGCCTCCCTCTTCTGTCCTGCTGTGGTGAAGGGATTATGCGTCTCCCAGTTACTCTTATACTGGTGTACCGCTAGTTTCATACGCTGGTGAATCTTTGCCAGAAGTTCATTTACGTAGATTCTAAGAGCATCTAGCTCTGGGATGATGGCTCTCTTTTCTTCACCATCTTTCCCTGCCATAATGCGACGCAGGATATCCGTACCCGCCTGTACAAGAACCTCAAGCGCGCGGCGAATCGCGCGCTCTTTTTCGCGCTTCTTCTCCTTCGCCTGAACGGATAGTTTCAGAGTATCAGCATTGATATTTCCCAGTAAATACTGAACACGCAAGTCCTCATTATCCGCCTCATTGAAGACGTTATGGTACCGTTGAAGTTCCGCGTGTTGAACGTGATTCAAGACCCGGTGGAACTGCATAATTAGCTCGGCTTCCTTGGCTAGTAGTCCAATGAGTCTTCCTCTAATCTCATGGTACGTAGGAACACCTCCACACGCAACATCGCCCAGGACACGAGGTGCAACACCGCCGTTCTGCTTTCTCTGCCACTCATAGAAGTGTGGATTATGCACGACACCGGTTTCCTTCTGGCCTGTACGCCAGGAGAAGGCTGTGTGACACTGGGGACACCACATCTGGTCACAGCCCTCAATCTTCGTGATGACGGTTGCACAGCCAGGGCAAGGGCGGCTATCCTTGGCTAGGAGTTTCGCAGTGGCGACATTGTCAGGGTTGCAAGTGTGCTCTGAATCGCGGTTCTCACCCTTGAGCTCGTGACAATCTGGGCAAGCCCACTTGGAACAAAGGCCACACTTCCAGGCAGTACTGAGAAAGCCGCGGCACTCTGAATCGGGGCACTTGCGAATGAAGCTAACTTCTGGCTTGGGCTTACTCTTATCCGTCTGACCGGTGCGGAGCATATGAATCTGGAAAGTTGCATCCATACGTAGTCCTTGAGCCTTTCCGATTTGTGTTTTAATGACTCGCTCTTGCTCATATAGAACTCTGAGTTGCTCATTCAGAGGTGGAATGAGTTCCTTTTCCATCTTGTCAGCAGACTTCATTTGCTCGGCACGATGCTGTGTGGCAGGCATTAGAGCGATTTCGCGGTCTAGAAGGACATTCTCTCGGTGCTTCTTGTAATCACCGGTTCTGTAGGTCATCGTGAGATTGTCATCCATAAACTCACGGTCCCAGGCTTTCTTACAATGCATACAGTGGGGGTCGTTCGTGGTAGTGGTAAAGAAGGTCTGCACGCATCGGCGACAGGCAGATTCCTCACAGAAACTGCATTTGACCTCTGTGTTTGCAATCTTGTTGTAAGGATCAAGACAGATACCACACGTCGGCTTTTCCTCATCCTTGACTTTAACATTAGGCCTCTTTGCTTTTGTCTTTTTAGCAGGAACTACAAGAGTATTCACGGGGACATCTGGCTCTTGTATGACTTGGCTCTTCTTAATACGAATCACCTTCTTCTTTGTTGCAGGCACAGATGGCTCCATTCGTTGGTGTAGGGGCTTGTACTTGAACCCGCTTATCAATTTTTACCAGTAACACCCACCTTCAATATGAGCCGCATTCATAGGTGTCTCGGCTTCAGAAGGCCAAACCCAAGAGTCATTCCAGAAAGTCGATATGACTTCGTGGTTTGCCCAACGCTTCCCCTTTATTCCAAAGAGGACCTGTATAGCCCCTCCTAGAACAATCGCAATGACTCCTCGTTCCTTTAGAGCCTTGGCAATTGGCATACCGAGTCCGCCACAACCAATGAGAACAAATCTGGCTCCCTGACTTACAACTTCTGATACCACGTAATCTACTGCGTCAGACCAAGACTTTACGTGTGGTGGCCATTCATTTCGGCCTTTTGCAACTTCGGGTGAATACCCTGTCTGTACCCAGGACCAGGTAATATCATTGGGTATCATCTTGGATGGCCATATGGTATCAAACTTTTCAACTTGAGATTTCATCGTTTCACAAAAAGAACTTACTACGGCTACACGATGACCAGAAAGGAGTTGAATCCATTGGTTTTCTGGTTCAACGTAATAGGGTTCTAGAGAACGAAGAGGAATCTGATGACCCTGGAAGTTCCATTGGCTTAGTGCGGATTGTTCAGCATTCTTGAGAGGCTTATACCAACCAGTTGCCAAGACATCAGAGTGGCGCGTCGCATCAATCGACAATCTTTGCCATTTTATGAGTTGTCTTTCAGTTGAAAGAGGGTATATTCCTGCATTGTATTTTAACGCTTGATAAAGTCCTTGTTTTTGTAAATCAATCATAAGTTCTAGTTCCGTGCTTCCATTACGGCCAATGAGAGCTCCATCATTGTCTTCAAGTGCATTATAAATTGCCTTCTGAATTGCCCTTGCACCTTGTATTTTATAAAAAAAAATATAGTCTAGAGTATATAAAATGGCGAAGGTATCAAGAGATATATCGGCGCGTTCGTATATTTCTACGGAACCTTTTAATACAGATTTTTTCAGTTATACAGTAAAAAAGGTTAAGTTTCAGACAGTTGGACAACTTGGACTTGTAACACTTGACGCATCAAAGTGCCCCGCGGGCCGTATCTTGCGTGAAAATGGTCGCAAGCTTGCCCCAGGTATCAACCCAGGTGTAACTACATACATGGTGGGTGTCTACGATAATCAGTCAATGCTCAATGGATTCATTGACCCCAATGCGTCACTCTTTGCTGTTTATAGCAGTAATCGCCCGAACTTCTTGGTTGACAATGTTGAGCCTGATGCGAATGTTGTTACGGATAAGGGTGCGCCAGTTCTAACGAATGGTCTTGTTTCTGCGGGTACGACGGTTACGGCTGGGCTTTCAGTTACGGCTGGAACAACCGTAACAGCACAAAAATATCGTTCACCTGCGACGCCTGCTGGAGCAGGCTCAACTGGTACAATCGGGAGTCCATTAACAACATCTTGTGGTACAGCTAATTTTAATGGTTCATCTATACAAACAATTTATTCAAGCCAAATCACAGCATCATCACTTGTATTTATAACAGTCAATAATGTTACACCTGCTGCAACGTCAGTTGTACCCACTACTGGTTCTTTTATTGTGCGTTCAAGTCTTCCAAGTGATTCTTCAACATTTTACTGGTTTATAGTCAATTAAACTTTCCCATCTAGACGATATCCAGTACCCCCAAAGGCTACAAATCCTTTTCTATTTGAATTTAACTGAGGAGCAATAAAGGCATCCTCAAAGGGTGGAGCCGAAGGTATAGGCGCAGCCATAGGTTCTAGCTCAGCCATAGGTTCAACTAAAGGCTCAGGCGTAACCGGTCTATCCATAGCCCTCTCAAGGTCTACGGATAGTTCGCCATCCGCTAAGCAGACTCGCGCAGGTTCCAGTCCTTCCACAATGAATTCGTGCAAGTCAGGCATCGATGGATCAACGACAGCGGATAGAAGACCTTCCTGAACAATTCCAAGTTGATTGAGTGCCTCGGTGAGTCCCTCAACAAACATCGGTCCCTCAACGGTGTACCATGTCATAGGCTTAATCTTGACAGAGGTCCCCTTGGGAAGAGGTTCAAGAATTGGATCCATCACGACTTCCTCGCCGTCATACAGACCTAGGCGCGTAAGAACCCATCCAGGTACAAAGACATTGTCATCTCCTGGTTCGGAATGCGGTCCTTCAACAGCGATGGCGAGAGTCTCGCCAATTGAGTTCGTAAGATAAACGAAACATCGTTGTGTTTCATTCATCTGCCGAATGGTTTCTTGATAGAATGCCTTTGAGCAGCGAATACCCCACCACGGTCCATGACCCTCTGCAGTATATGTGTAGGAATATAGATTCGGCATTGCTGTGTAATATAGTACACTATGCACAACCATTCAATTTTTTAGCATTTTATTTTTACGGGCATTGATTTCATCATCTTTATCATCAACTACACAGGTGGGGCATCCTTTTGGCTTTCTAACATCTGATACAGTTAATATGCGATCCATCTGTGGAACATATAAATGTATATGGCGCATAATACGAAGTCTGTAAAGATAGGCAACGTTACTCATATAATGCTCAATATGGTTTTCAACGGGGTATGCTTCTTTAACAAGTATTTGTGCTGCCTTACGTTTTATAAGATAGCAGTGTGCTCCAACAAAATGAAGAATTTGCCGAAAGGGATCGTTTTTATCAGATGGTTTTATATCCGATGGTTTATGATTCCATCCTAATATCCAGATATCCCAGTCATTAGGTAATCCTTTAGCCGCGTCCCGGAACATCATTGCAAATGTTCCAGGGAGTTGCGCATCATCCTCAATAATCAGCGCATATTCCGCACCAGAATCAATAAAGGTTTTCCAAGCGCTAATATGAGAAAAAGAAGCACCTAGGGCTCCGCGACTGTGAATTTCATAATGTGAGCGTCGATGTTCAGTAATCACTTGAACGCGTGTATGCACGCCGATGTTTTTATCAAATCGCGTATTAAGCGACAATCCGTGAATCGCCGTAACACGTTGAACAGGTGGCATTGCTGTAAGGGCAACCTGTGCTTCAAATTGCCTTTTACGATCATCACGTTTATCGAGGTTTATATAATAAATATTTACATCTGTGAGATCTTTCATCTCTCTTCTATAAGATAGAAAAGATGAGTCTAAGCTTGTGTAAAAGAAATAGAACGCCGGAACAAACACTTTTCGACGCATTTGCTATGCTAGATATTGAAAGTCATAAGAAAACTGTATTACAAGACCGATATTTAAAGGTCTTAGAGAACTTTCATTATCGAGCAAAATGTCTCTCATATTATTATTATATTACGCGTGTTATTGTAACGGTTGGAAGTATCTTGGTACCAGCATTCTTGTCGATTCAATCAAGTTCTGTTTATATTTACTGGAACACCTGGATTATCTCAATTGCCGTCACTATATGCAATGGATTTATGACCCTATTTAAGTTAGATAAGAAGTATTATTTTATTAATACCACTCTTGAACTTTTACATTCTGAAGGATGGCAATATATAGGTCTGAGTGGTAGATATGCAACGAAGGAAGGTCAAATAACAACCACTCACGAGAATCAGTTCATTATATTTTTTAAGATGGCGGAAAAAATCAAGCTAAGGCAAGTAGAAGAAGAGTATTGGAAATTTACTGATACATCTGCTGTAGGAAATGCATCACACGCTCCACTTATGAGCCCAGCAAGTCCAGCAACCCAGCAGGGTGAATTAGCCAGTCTTTCAACGGATAAGAAGACATTGATTGAAGGTTGGCTAGATGATATGAAAAAGAGTTCAAAGCATCCAAAGATTGGCCTACAGCCAAGGTCTGAGACTTTACGTTTGTATCCTGTATCAACATTAACTCTTCCTAAAATAGATGAGGCATCAAGTCCTCCCAGAGTTCAAGGAACTACCCCAAAAACCTCTGTGTCAATGCAATCTGAAATGCCAGGAAGCCCCTTTGCAGAAGAAACCATATTGCAAGATTCACAACGGCTTGAAGTTGAAATATTCAATGACACGATCGTCGAAATCGTGCCAAAGGAGTCCGACAACAGGTAGTGAACCACCCTTGAATATGGCAACTTGGAATAATAAGGTCGCATTAAAAGGTTCCCACAACTGTTTCGCCTATGCGATGAATGCTGTAGATCCTAAGATGGTTCAAAAGTGTAATGATACTGTAAACTGCAATGTTGGATTTCATCAACCAGGCTATGCTGCAGGGTTCGGTAGATTTTCAGAGCAGAAGGAAAAGGGTTGTGGAGATATGGTTTCACGTGTATGGGGAGATAATCCAGATGTGAAGGCCACAACCTTTGAAAAACGCTGCAATCAAGGCACAAGTAAGATTGCCTTAATTGTGGATCCGAAACGTGACTACCATTTTTTGCGTCAAGATCCTGATGGATTCTGGTCACACAAGCCTGGTGCAATGAATGTGACACGTCTTGATGCGACTGGCAGGCCTATTATAAGGCCAGACAGAGCATCTTTCATTTATAACCATCACAAGGAGCCTTTAATGTATACAAAGTTTTGTGGATATTTCTGCGTTCCTCGTGATAAATCAATGCATATGATGAGCGAACCTAGACAAGGGGGCGCTTTGCATTCTTCTCAGAAATCCAGTCGCTACCAGCAGACCCGGCGGAAACCAAGGGATGTGAGCCATTCGTAAAGATATGGAGAGCTTCCACGGCATCCTTTCTAAATGCAGGGTGTCCACCGCATAGGTGTTTTAAAACAGATTTTACAGTTTCACCCCTTTCCTTCCAGATACTGGACTGTATGAAAGAAGGAATCGCCATTTGTATTTCAAGGATTTCAAGAAGTACAGTACCCAGTGCCCAAGCATCAAATCCCGGCCAATAGAGTTTCCAACAAGATAACCAGTCATTTTGTTGAAAACTTTGGGATTCTTTTGCCCACTGATTAAGATCCGCCGCCCATTCACTTGGAACAACGTCACAGAGACTTACAAGTCTTTGAACTGCAGGTTTTGCCCTTTGTAACCGTTGAATGACCGTTGAAGGAGGAATACCCTTAAATGCTCCTAACATAAGAGTGACTTCTGGAGTTTCAGTATCGTGATCGTATGCAATGATACGCCACCGTGTCTTAAGATCTGATAACTCAAGTGTACTTGGCCTGAAGGCGAACCCGAAATCAATAATTCTTGGTACTCTATCGTTGTGAAAGAGTAAATTATGGCCACCGATATCCATATGGCAAATATCATTAAGCGTTAGGAAAGCACCTGCTGCTAAAGTTTCTTCCATAAATCGGAAGAAATCGAAGGATGGTGGGTTTAGATTGATTCGATTCATCGGTGTTCCACCCCAAGGCATCATAATTTGCGTGGTCGTTTGAAGATCCATATCCTTTGTAAATTCACAGAGTCTAATATCTGGATCTTCTTGCTTTGATCTAGCACGAGGGACACATTCTTGGGGCTCAGCGAATACAGTGTATTTAGAAGCATCAGGTAACTTTATTAAATATCTTGCAATTGCGAGTTCATTCTCTGCATCTTCTACGGATGTAATTTTTCCTACCTTCGCTTGATCTACCTTTTTATCAGCTTGTCCTACACCACGACATAGAAGTGCAGGTTGGAATACACACCCATATGTACCTTGCCCACGGATCCGACCACCCTTCATTCTAGTTTAGTGCGAGAGTCTGTTCCACTTGAAAATACCAATAGCGAATAGGAGATGTCGTGGGAGACATTATTATATATTGCAGTCATTGCCTTAGTTATAACTCTTATCTTAGATATCTGGAATCCCTTCGCATCATCAACGTATGAAGGGTTTTTAGTCAGCCCCGGTGATAATAGCTTTATGACCTTGTACTTTCCTCGTCGGGGTGATATTTCTTTTGGCACGGAGGAATCTGGGTTTGTACAAGATAAGCGTAATGTGATGGGTTATGCAGATGTTCAAGGACTTGGTGTGCCTCACGATTTCTGTAGAATGATTTTACCAAAGGGTGCTGAAGAATCCAATAAATTCTTTGCGTGTGCTTTAGCAGGTACAGAGAATCTTGCATCTACAAATTTTAGAACACCAAGTGTAAAGGATGGATTTAAGACAAGTCGCGATGATTATATGCGTGATGCAGATGATGATAAGAAATCCGACTATTGTGCCGTTGTAAAGATGAAGAATGGTTCCTGGGAAGCCCAGTGTTATCGTGCCTTAGAAACGACCTTTGATACCAGGACTTTCCTAGATACGAAGCCTCCCAAGGATATTGGAGAAATCTTGTATTTTTATGAGGGGATTATGTTTTGGTTCAGATTCATAGATGATATGAAGGATTATGCGGAGAATCTGAAGACCTTTGCCTCAGGTAGCTTGCATATAAATGAAGTAGATGTGAAAGTCTTACCATCCCAGGTGATGATGGGTGACACACAAACAACAAGTCTAGATGAGCGTGTACAGATAACAAATGGTCTAAGATTTAATGGGTCCAATCAGTTCTTGCGTCTAGGAGATTCTCCAGATATGTCGTTTGGTCAGAAAATCAGCTTGACAACAATGCGTGCAATGTGTTTCTGGGTGAAGTTTGATGAATTTACGAATAATGCTCACATCATAGATTTCGGAAATGGACCAGGGCAGGACAATGTCTTTGTTGGAATTATTGGAAAGGGAGACCAAACAATGGATAATAGTGCCTTCATCAGAAAATCTGCCTGTGAATCTACAGATTTGAATATGGTTCTACCAGATTTCCCTTCAGGAGCTCAACCGGTCCCAGATATGACTCCTATGCAACTTATGTTATCTACATCTGCAAATGTTGATGACCCGCCGTGTGAGAAACAGATTCTTCCGCGTAAGCTTTCTCCCCTGAAACCCTTGCAAAAGGATGCAGATCTAGACCCTAAGGCGGTTCTTTCAGGCACCGCAACCTTACTCTATGAAGTGTGGAGTGGTAAATTACGCCTACAACATATTAAGGTAGACAAGGCATTCAAGATAAGACAATGGACTCACGTGTGTATAACAACTGCATCAGGGGATGGTGTTCGTCCTGCCTTGCAAATCTGGATTGATGGCAAAAAGATGGCAGAAGATGCAAGTGCCCATTTACCCCAGTCATCACTTACGACGAATAATTATCTTGGAAAATCCAATTGGTCTAACGATTCGTCGCAGTTTGAGAATCGTCCAGAATTATTTAGAGGTGGTCTCTTTGACTTGCGTGGTTACAAACAAGCAGTCAATGAGGATAAACTAAAGAAGACAATCAAATGGGGGAAGTTACGCCTTGGACTCAAGTAAACCCTTGGTCACTGACCAGGAGCCATCTACGCTAGCATTCTGTTTCCACCACTGGTGTCCCGCCTTAGACATGGTTTCCCATTCAGATTCCTTGATAGACGCGATTTTATCGCGTGCATCATCCGAATCCTTTACACGTAGATAGTGAATTCCCTCGACTAGGGGTTCAGAATAATTGTCCATATCCACTCCTTCAACAACAACAGGTACCGTTCCCATTGCTAAGAGTTCAATCTCACGATTGCACTTTGGACCATAACCACGGAGACAGAGACCATACTTCGATGAAGCAAGAGCTTTTAGATACCTATCGGCTTCATATACATAGGGCTCCTTGGCTCCAACTGGCATACTAAATTTCGAGCACAGGGTTTGCCATCCAGAAATATCCTTGCGCCACTTTCCTTGCTCATCATTTTCAACGCGTCCGAAGAAAACAAGTATATCCTCTCGTTCATTATAGTTCGTCTTAGAATAATCGGGTGCAAGAAGTTCAAGCATTCTTGGCTGTCTTGGCCAGAATGTCCAAGAGACCGCGTTTGGCTTCTCAGAAGGCTCTGGGTTTCCAGCTAAGCACTTCTTATAAACTTGTTCATTTTCAGAGGCCTTATCTAACCAGTTCCAGGTGGGTCTATCGTAGAGAAGAGTTCCTTCTGCGCCTATAGAGCCAAACCAGCAATGAGTGATGGAAGAGTCTTCCTTTCTCTCAATGTATCCCTTCTCTGCCCAGAGGTCAATCATCTCACGGAAGGAATCACCCTTGTGTCCAAAGAAGCCGAACTTCATCGACCTTGGTGGAGTGTAGATACAGGGTAAGATTACCTTGACTTCAGAGGCTACAAACCATTTCTTGAATTCATTGAAAACAATCTTCTTGAATCCATCTGGAGTCGATCTCGGATACTGGAGCAAGGTCCATTCTAGATTCGCCGCCGCGCATAGATGAACTAAGGAATCAGATGGCTCTCTCTCCTCTTGTAGCTCTAACACCTTGCAACCCTTGGGAGCCAACCAGAGCCAAGACCAGGTAGAAACCTTCAGATTCTTTGCAGAACTACTTAGAACGACACGTGATGCACCTGACAGACCCTCTTCCCAATCTAGAGCAGATGAGTGGCTTGAAATAACTTTTACAATAAGCCCTTGTTCCTGAGCATAGAGCCCTAGAGTTTCTAGAAGATCCTCCTTGATATGTAATGTATCATTTACAAAAAGAATGAAGGGTGCTTCGGTATTCACCTCTTGTATCCAGTCTGTAAGCGTCGCATTTCGAAGGGCCTCAATATCCATAGGCATTACTCTTACACCGTGTGCCGTGCGACCATAAACAGACTTAGAAAATACCTGTGTCTGATCATCATATTCTAGGAGACGACCACGGGATAAATTCCACTTGAAAAGTTTCACTGCCTGAAGATGACCCTCTGTTTTCTTGCACCAGAAGGAGGCTTCTGGAGTTTCTAGTCGCTGTTTCATAATTCTGGATAAATAGTTAAGAATATATAGACCTGGATCATAAAGCCAGTCAGCCTCAAGGGGGAAGGCCATCATTTGATCCACTCCGTGTGCAGGAAGTAGGTGGCTCAAGGTATTCGATGACCAGGCATCTTTTTGAGTAGTAGTTGTACCTACACAGATATCTCCGTGTCTATATACGAGACCATTGGGACTCACGAAAGCACCCCCAGTCATCTTAATTACGTGATCTTGGCCTACAGGGGGTACATAGGCGTTAAGTCCATCTGTAGACCAAATAAATGCAGGGTCACGGTTCATTTGAGAGCAGAACATTCCAAGGGCTTTTGCAGTTGTAGCCTTCAGGGGTCTTTCAAGGGGCTTGTGCTCAATCACTTGATCGGCCCATCCATCCCAAGTAGTCACTGGATTGAGCTCGTGAATTCCAGTGGGTTCAATAAACATATACACAGGGCGATCTACAATATCCTTGGGGTCATAGTTTCTTACCTCTGAATGATGTACGTGAATTGTCTTAAGAGTGGAGGCAGGATTACAAATTTTAAACTTCTTGCGCAAGAATTCTACGCAAATCGCATTATCACAACCAGCCTTTCCAAAGGGAATATTGAGAGAAGAGAGATCCCAAATTCTATCAAGAACACTATCACTGTGGATGACCCAGGTATCTTGAGAATCCGCTCTAGGACCAAAGAGTTGATGTGGCTGTCCCTTAAGACCTTCCTCCCAACGAAGAAGAGCAAGAAAGGTATCGCGAAGATTCACGGACCAGATTGCATTCCAACTAGAATCCAAATAAATATCTGTATTTGCGAAGACCACAATTTTACCTGCGCCAATCTTTTGCTTGATTAAGTCAATACAATTCGCGTAGGTGAGTCTTGTCTTCAGTGGTATCTTTGTAATCTTCTTATAAGGATCCGCGGGTATGTTAAGATCATTGGATTCTACAAAGAGCATAATGGAGTCAATTTGCTCACACTCTATGTTCTTCTGGAGACACTTATAGAGTTCTTTTGCTCTTGCTGAATTGGATGCCTTATAGTACTGCTGGATAAGAACCAGAGGCTCGGGTTCCTTGCAGGTCTCTAAGAGTGTTAGATGAACCTTATCAAACTCAATGGATTTCATACGTGGATGGTCAGGCTTGATTCCTACGAGGCGATTGTAACGGAAAACCAAGGATGCACAAATAATGGCATCTTCAACTGAGCCATCCCACTGGGGTCCAAGAAAGGGATATACCGATGCATATTCTTCAAGGCATAGGACATTGCCAAGCTGGGATACATCAAAGGATTCCTTGGCGAGAGCTGATACCAGCTTCATTGTTACGAGGATAAATCGCAACTTTGTTGCTTCTTTAGTTTTTAGCCAAGCACGAGAACGTTCCGTATCTTCTGCGAGAACTACAATTTGAGGATTCCATTGAAGGAGTTCTGGATCTACGCCGACTACAAGAAGATCAAAACGCTTCCACCGAGCCTCTGATTCACAAAAGGGCCTCTTCATCCAAACAAGTGTCTTGGAATCCTTCCATATGGAGGTATCGGATTTCATAACACGAATTTGTCCACCCGTTTTCGGATTACGTGCAATCATCTAGTATCTTTTCTCAGAGGAAGTTTAAACCTGCTTTTTTTAGTGAAAAAATTGAAATGTTTGGTGACCCTTGCTAAGGTACCCTAAACAAATGAATATCTTTATCTTGCATCTCAATCCTAAGAATGCGGCTGAGGCACACGGCGACAAGCACGTAATCAAGATGATCCTGGAGGCTTGTCAGATGCTTTATACTGCGCACTGGATGGCAGTACATCCTGAACTTCTGAAGGAGCGCTCTGCTGTAAAGATTGCCAAGGCGCATAAGTTGCTCTCGGTTCCTGAGCATATGATGACTGCCCCGAAGCGTAAGTGTGCGGATGAGAATGGCTATCGCCCGGTTCACCTTCACCACCCTTGTACAATTTGGGTTCGCCAGTGTGCAGGAAATTATATGTGGACTGTGGATCTTGCCCTAGCCCTTGCTGAAGAGTATGAGTATCGTTGGCCAGGTAAGACGCATTCGTGCAAGGCTCACGCTCAATGGCTAAAGGCGAATCTTCCTCCAGGAATCAACCCTAGTGAACGCATTGGATTTGCGGTCGCGATGGATGATGAATATAGAGTAAAAGATGACCCCCTTGCGTCTTATATTAAGTATTATAAAGGTGCAAAGAAGGATAAGAACTTGACCGTTTATACACGTAGAACTAAGCCAGTATTTCTGAATGACTAGATAATTTCCCCATAGCTTGTCCAAGCCACTGTACGATTTGCATCTCCATACACAGTAAAAGCATTCACAGAGTTTATTAAAAAGGATAAGGGCTTCGTAAGAGCAGGGGTTAGACTATATTGATAGGTCAATTGAACTGAATAATTTGCATTTTTATATGTTTTTCCATTGGGTAACGCACTGAAAATGATTGACACCTGTCCTGCTGAGTCTACCATTGCAGAACCATATTGTATGAAGGGTTGTTTAGAATAAGGGCTACTAAAGGATGTTATACTGGAACCAAAGGATGCATTGAGTGTAGATATATTTGTTAAAAATGATGATATAGTTGAAGTTGTGGCATTGGAAGCAGCGACTGCGCTAAAGGATAAGGAATTACTATTGGAATTTCCAACCAGACGTATATTTTCGCCAGCTATAAAGGAAATTGTACTTTTATATGTATCTGTTGGGTTATCGTATCCTGATAGATTCAATGAACCACTTGAATTACCTGAAAGATTAATTTGATTAAACGCGTTGGCATATAGACGTAAGGTATTGGGTGCCGTAGAATCTACTGTAAGACCTGCGTTAGGACCATTTAGGATTGATACGTATGGATAACCAACACTGGCTAGAATATTACCAGATGTTGTATTGATTGTTGTGAAGGCACCGCCGCTAACTCTTAAATCAGTTACATCTTGCCATACAGTACCCCCTTCGCCATCTGTTATAAGAATCTTATCCCTTCCTAAGGTTGTATTATTTTCACCTCTTGGAAAAATATCCTTTACGCTGAGAGAATCTAAGTACTGTGATTTCTTTGAGGATGCCATACTACTAGCATTTTATATAATATTTGGATGCGCCTTATATATAAACCTTTGATTTTTTCATGTACTTGTAGATGGGTGGCCAAGGAGGTTTATTACAACTTGTAGCCACTGGAAAGCAGGATATGTTTTTAACAGGAAACCCTCAAATGACCTGGTTCAAGATGGTCTATCGTCGTCATACAAATTTTGCAATGGAAAGTCAACCCATGTATTTTGACGGCACTCCTGATTTCGGAAAACGTATTACCTGTCTTGTACCACGCCGTGGAGACCTGCTTGGGCAAATTGTTTTAGAAGTGAGTTTACCGGCTCTAAAACTCACTACGGGTCAAGATGCAGCCTATGTAAATTCAATTGGTCATGCACTCATTCAAGAAATAACGATTGAAGTGGGAGAGCAAGAGATTGATAGACAAAATGGAGAATGGATGGAAATTATGTCATCCTACACGACAACTACAGATAAGCAAAGTGGATTTTACAATATGATTGGTAAGGTGGATGGATATTCATATCATACACTTGAAGGTCCTCTCAAACTCTATATTCCTCTTAGATTCTGGTTTTGCAAAAACCCTGGGCTTGCCTTGCCTCTTTTAGCCTTGCAGTATCACCCTGTTCGCATCAATTTAACTCTAAGACCCTTGAATCAACTCTTTTATTCACCTCTTCTTACATCACCGAATTGCACGACACTGGAGGTACAACCTGCAAAGATTGAGTCATTGATGTTATGGGGTGACTATATGTATTTGGATGTTGAGGAGCGTAGAAGATTCGTCAGTAGTACCCACGAGTACTTGATTGAGCAGATACAATATACAGCTCCGATTGCCATTGCCCCCGGTGCAATCACGGCCTCTCTTCAAATGGAATTCAATCACCCATTGCGTGAAATATTCTGGTATATTCAGCGTGATGATATGACGCGGTATCACGAATATTTCAACTATTCATCGGTTGGTGCAAGTGAGGCAGGTACAAGGAAGGATATGATGCAAGATGCTGTCTTACAATTTGATGGGTTTGACCGCTTTCAGGTTCGTGATGCAGGGTATTTCCGCTTAGTTCAACCCTGGCAGCATCATACAGTAATTCCAGAGGATTTCTTTGTATATTCCTATAGTTTTGCGATTCGCCCCGAGGATGTTCAACCCTCTGGGTCAGTCAATGCAAGTCGTTTAGATTCGATTATTTTACAGGTGAATCTTGATCCGGCGATTGTTAAGCCACCTGCTGTAACAACAAGTACATTTAATGTTGGAGCATTTTCAGCCGGTGTTGCATCATTAACATTTACAGTAGGTGCGACTCCAGTAGTAGGTGCCTCTCTATCAGGTCAAGGAATTGCATCAGGTACCTTGATACGATCCTATAATAAATCAACCTCAATTCTTACCTTGAATACTCCAACGTTATCAGCTGAAACCCTTGTAACCCTTACACAATCACAGGCTACAGCCTGTATAGTTGGAACTCTTCATTCTCGCATTTATGCTATTAACCACAATGTCTTCCGTATTGCGGATGGCTTTGGAGGAGTTCTCTTTACAATCTAGTAGAGGCCATGCTCCTGGATGTAAAATTAACACAGGGAGCCTATTGGAAAGGAAGTCAAATTCCATATTGGTTATATATGACATTTGCGATTTTACCTATGACAGGCTTATTTGGTATAGACCATTTACTTTTACGGAGCCCTTGGACGGCTTTCTTTAAATTTATAACGATGATTCCCTTATTTGGTTTCTGGTATTTTTATGATATTGCACAAGCTACTGGAGAAAGAGAATTTATTGAGAAATATGGTCTAGCCGTTCCATTTTACGGACCCACTGGAATTGGTGCAGGAATGTTTATTGGAAAGGATATTCCCTTATCTCCTCCAGAAATTGCTAGACCCTGGAGATATGTGGCGTATGTATTTGCCTCTACATTATTGCTAATTACTCCATTGAATAAGGTGATTCTTGGTGATTATATTGGTGCCTTTCTTCAACTCATTATGTATGTCTTATTTCCATTGACCTTTTTGGCTATCGCTTGGGGATTTTACGATGCCTATCGTATATTTTTTGATCAGAGGGGGCTTTTTGAGAAGGGAGGTGCTCGTGTACTCCCGGCATCCTGGATATTAGGAGATTATTTTAATCGTTCTGCTCTTGGACCCTTAGCCAATGAAAAGGTAGAATCAAGTGCTCCAACCTGGTGGCCATTTCGGTTTGCTTCGGCGGTAGCAGAAATACCGATTGTTGCTGCGAAAGCTACCTCAGGGGTTGTAGGCCTAGTTGCAAATGAGGGTGTAGAAGATGCAAAGCAAGTTATACATTCTGGTACGGCAGTTGCAAAAGAATCCATTGCGGCGGCTGACACCATCGTAAAGTCAACTGTTCAACCAATGGCGACGGCAGCGGAAAAGGCAGGGTCTGCTGCTATAAAGACGACTGAGCTTCTAGAGAAATTTCCCAATATTGCCGAGAAGGTTGTAGAGAATCTTCCAGCCACGATTGCAAAGCAGGCTTCTCAAGCTTCAAGTACTCTAGCTGCTCCACCCACTCTACCTCCTATAACCGCTCTACCCGCTGCACCAGCTGTCGCAGCTGCAGCAGCAATGACAGGAGGTGCAGTAAGTATGGAACCATCAGTCTCATCTTCTGTACTTTTATTCAGTGTTGCCCTTCTTGCCTTCAGTGGATACGTAATATACACATTTAGAAAAACATTGCATAAAACTACAGATGACGATGATACCCCTCCAAACCCAGGAGCAGTTCGAGAAACTTCTAAATCAGGAGTCCAAGGATAACAATGGGAATGTCATTGTCTATTTTACGGCACCCTGGTGTGGAGCGTGTAAGAAACTTGACCTTGATAGTCTTCAGGCTTTACAAACAAACGTGACCTGGTACAAGTGTAACATCGATGAAAATAAGTATACTCTTGGCTATTGTGGTTTACAAACGATACCCTCATTCGCCTTTATCAAGAATGGAAAATTCCTTGGTAAGTTCTCATCGTCAAACACGGAAATGGTCTTCGATATGATTATGGACTCCTTTTAGATAAGATGGATTATGATATATGCATAATAGGTGCCGGCATTTCCGGCTTGTATTGTGCAAGAGAATTATCGAAGGCCTTGCCTGATGCTAAAATATGCATCTTAGAGAAATATGAGTTTCTTGGTGGACGTATATCAACGTTCAAAAAGACTATCCCAGGTGTTGGTCCGATTCAATGGGAAGCGGGGGCAGGTCGGATTCACGTTAGCCATACAGAAACAATTCAACTATTAAAAGAATATAAGATTGACACGATTCCTATTCCTACTTCAATTCAATGGCGTTCTGAAGGATCATCAATTGCCGAGACAATTGACTTTGGTCGTTATATGGATAATCTAGCTCTTTCACAAGTATCTCCTGATATCTTAGCAAAATCAACATTGAAGTCAGTCCTTGAAAAAACCCTTGGAAAAAAGGAGACTAGAAATTTCATAGATACTTACGAATACAGTTCGGAATTAGACACTCTTCGTGCAGATAAGGCTCTCGAATCTATTCATAAGGAATTAGGACAACACAATGGGTTCTTTGTTATAATGGCTGGATTTTCATCTCTTATTGGTGCATTAAAACGTGATGTACAAAAAGCAAGTGTAAAGATTCTTAGAAGTAAAGAAGTTACAAATATCCATAAAATTCGGAATGGATATACGATAACTGTAAAGGATAATATTCCGATTCGAGCGACAAAGGTTCTTATAACAATTCCACGTGATGCACTAGCAAAAATCCCTTGCTTCAAGAATCTACAGATTCTAAAGCAAGTTACAATGAGGCCACTTGTTCGTATGTATGCAGTATTTCCACTAATCAATGGCTCAGCCTGGTTCAAGGATATTCAGAAATTTGTATGCCCCGCTCCGTTAAGATATGTGATTCCAATCGATGCAACAAAGGGTACAATTATGATATCCTATACAGATGGAAAAGATGCTGAATACTGGATTCATAGAATGAAGAATGGCGACCAGTCTATCATAGATGAAGTTATGAAACACATACGTGAATTCTTTCCAACAATACCAATTCACGCACCCTTATATTTTAAGATTCATCCGTGGTCAGATGGGTGTTCTTATTGGACCCCTGGTAGTTATAAGGTTGATAAGGTATCGAATGCATCTCTTATACCCTTACCGGATGAAATGCCTAATGTATATATGACGAATGAATCTTGGGCTGAAAATCAGTGCTGGGTCAATTCAGCGATTCAGCAATCGAATCGTGTGATTAAGGAAATGGTATCAAGTTAGTAAGGAACATGAGTTTTAAAATAACCATTTTCATTCATAGGATATTTAAATTGATTGATTGTTCCACTGAATGATGACCAACCACTGCCCTTAAATTCAGATGAATGTATGCAAGTATATATATCAACAATGGCTTTTTCAAGACTGGTTTGTCTTAAGGACTCATTTGGTTCAATAAGGTCAATGACCTTTATTCTATTTGCAAAACGTGCATAGAATTCATCTTGAGTTTTTCTATTATCGGTTGAAATATATAGATTCATTTCTGGTTTGCTTTCTATGAATTCAATAAAGGCATCGTCATCTGTATAATGATATTCTGCTTGTGCTAACCAGACGTGATCTGTTCTACGAATATGAACGGCAATATAGTTTCCTAGGAGTCTCATATTTGCTTGTATTTTCTCTTGAATATAGGGAAGTGGTTTTAGTCCATTGTATATTAACATTACATATGGATTGTAATTAGGATGCCAGCTATATCCAGAATAATCAACAGTTAGACCTGGATTTTCCTTTAGAAATGTCACACCTTCAAGAGGTTCAAAATAATCAAGGAAAAAGCCATTGCATTCATTTGTTATAGTCCATATTACATTGAGTGATAGGTTATTTTTCTTACAGTGTAACCAATAAGAAAAAACGACACGCAAATAATTACATAGCCCACCACCTGGTTGTACAGTGAATGAATTCATTATTCTAATGTAATCATTTTCTATATATTTTGATTAACGTAACGCAGCCGTAGCCAAGGCGTCCACTTGGTGATTAAACATCCAAGGAAAGGCATATTGTGATTCACCTCCCTTGTGTCCTTTGAGCCATTTATATTCAATGCTACGGCCAAGTTTCTGTGTTCCAAGGACCAGCTGCTGCACAAGGTCTAGATGTTGAATATCACCGCCCTGTTTCTTCCACCCCCTCTGTTTCCAAGTAGGCCCCCAGACGGATGCACATTTTATGGAGTATTCACTGTCTGACCAGATTTGCACCTTTGTCAGAGATGGATCAGACTTGAGTTTCTCATCGGCAATTTCCAGGCCGCGTAGCAAGGCTCTTAGCTCAGCCCGTTGATTGGTTTGAGGTTCTCTTATGGGTACGGCACCTGAGAAACGATCTAGCACAACATAGCCTATATCGGAAACTAATAAGGCGCCCCAGGCAGCATTGGCATTTTTCTTTCCATTGTTTGTACAGGCTCCATCAGTAAAGATATGGAGGAATTTTTGGTCTCTTACAAGTTGTGTGGGTATAAGTGACGGTTCAATATTTGGAACCCTAGGTAGATGGACCATCACGTTCTCCTGGCTCTCTTTCACATTCTCATTGTGAGTCCCTTCCTTATATATATAGGCGTCCAGAGGGCCGGTACGCCGGATCTTGTATTTAAGGGACTCATTGGATTGTCGGGGGCGATCATCTTGTATCATCTCTATAGGGTATACACGAAACTAAAGACAGGTGGTTCAACTTTATGGATAAACCTCATCCATGTGTTCTTCATTGCACCCTTATTATTTTACATTGGTTACTATGAAAAAGAAACACCACGATTTGCATTTGAAGCCTTGCTTATGTTGGCTTTCGCTGGATTCGGATATCACACCTATAGCTTAATGCTTCTATTCAATACGGTTAGTGGAGGGAAACCTATTTAGATAATAAGTAACTTTGCCTTTAGAACAGGGTCAGTCGTTTCCTTCGCGTGGTCCATTACGTGATATAGAATTGCAGGGTATGAGTTAAATTCCTTCTTACACGAGCCGCAGGTATGAATCTTTGAGCCTTCCTTCTTTTGAATCCAGGGGTCAAGAAAGGCACGAATATGATTCCGTGCGATATGTACGCGACAATGCTCCTTCTTTTGAAAGGTATTTGCACAATTATCAAAGGGGCATTTAATATTGGCTTCAACTGGTTTCTTTGAATGGCGTAACTTAATATGGTCATCTAGAGCATATTTCTGATAAAATCTCTTTTGACAATGTGAGCATTCGTGAGGCATTGTCCCCTCGTGCTTCTGTAAATGATAATGCATTGTGTTTTGCTTTTCCTTTACCTCCTTGCAAATGGAGCAAACATAGTGTCCGTTTTCGTTCTTTTCGTACTGAAATACCATTGCGTACTGTAAACATAGTATTTTGTGAATTCAATTTTTACAGTATGATTAAAGTAGGCCTAAGAAATCCTTCATATTCTTATAATAATATGGATACAGAAGATATACCTGATGAGCCAATTGATGAGTTAATTCCTCAAACTCCTTTATCCAATATTATTCAGGATTATATAAGTATGTATCCAGAAGATGCTCCAAAGTGGTTAGAATTTTTACATCCTGATAAGAATGATTATTTAGGTTCTCGTAAAAAATATATGAGAACACCGCAGAAAGATTTGGATGCACTTCTCAATGAAATGAATTATCCTGTAAACCTTGATCAAACAAAGGTCATTACTCCAGAGAGTGGATGTGTTCATTGCAAACAATCGTGGGAAGAGACTCAATCATATCCACTCACACAATACATGTGTGGTCATAAATTTCATACGCTTTGTTCAGCAGTATATTATAATGAAACCGATACATCACGCTGCCCAATTGAAGGTTGTGGAGACAATACGATCTTTCGTCTTTCGTGGAAAATTCATAATGATAGAAGGGCTCAACTACAGTATGTGAGTGATACCTTAATGAATGCAATTGTTGTAAGGCCTGATTTTAAGAAGGACTTGAAAGACATTAAGCAGTGTATTCGTAAGGTGTCTTCCTCGAACAATCATTATAATAAGGAGGTTAGACGCATTCGTAAACGGATTATCAAAAAACATATGATTTCCATTCAATATCTGCAAGATGATATGAATAAGGCCGCGGCTGATATAGGTTCATCCGAAAAAGGGCTAAGTTATAAAAGAAGCCTACTATCATATCGTAAAAAGGCGGGTCAAATGTTTCGTAAATATAATATAAGTTTGAGAGATCTCCGTGAGAAAAAATTAGTCAAGGCTTCCTGGCATATCCGATGGGTTTTAGAACAGCATCGCACACTGGATCGTAAATATAAATTTGGATTTCGTATTTCACCTGGTAAAAGAAGTTGGTATACAAGTGAAACTGAAAATGATGTCTAAAGAAAATCGTTGTAAAAAAACTATAATGGATCGTTTGTATCAAGCCACTCGTGCTCAGTTACCTATAATATATGATATTGTTGATAGAATCTCTCACTATTTTAACAATAAGCCACCTGTATATAATCAAGTGGTAAATCAATATACAGGTAGCCCTATAAAATACAATCTAAGACCAAGAAAGCCTGTTCAGTATAAGGTCTAAAACATTTGGGCTTTTCTAATTTAGAATGTCGATAACAATTCTTACCCTAGCGATTGGAGTAGATTACTGCAAATCGCTAGCGAAGGCTCTAAGAGGAAAAGAGGACTATGCTAAAAAGCACGGCTATACCTACATTCAAGCTGGAGAAGAGTGCTGGGATAGACGAAGGCCAATTGCTTGGTCAAAGGTACCGTTCATTCTTGATACCTTATCGAAGTTACCTGAGGGAGCCTTAGTCTGGCAAAGTGACGCGGATGTGTTTATTACGAATCCGAGTTTATCTCTTGAAAGTCACGTTCTACCCTTGCTTCCTGAAGATAAGGATATGTTGCTTATCTATGATGCCTGTCATCATTTGAACAGTGGAAATATTATGATGCGAAATACAGCCTGGTGTAGAGATTTCTGGAAACGAGTGAATGAACGAACGGATTGCACCTATCATATTTGGTGGGAAAATATGGCAATGATTAAGGAGCTGGAATCCAGTGCTATAGATAAGGAGAAAATTCAGATTAGCAAGGAGCATAAGCGATTCAATGCGTATCTCATGGGACTTGAAGGGGAACCCTTATGGACACCTGGAGATTTCCTGGTTCATTTTGCGGGTGTTTATAAGGCATCTAGGATGGCGGACTTGATAGATAACATTGAAATGGGTAAGATTCCAAGGTTAGATATGTATAATCCTTTAAATTAAATTAAATAGATTCAATCTTCATCGCAAGTTCTTGACGACCGCGAGTTTGTTCAACGTTAATCTCCTTTACACGTTTATATCCGTTTTCACGAATTCTTTCCCGATACTTGCGATCATTTAATAATTTACGTATAGCATCTTCCCAGGCATCCTTATCATCGCGCATGCAGAGAATACCTGCGCCTCCTACACATTCCACGAGACCAGGGCTTTCGCTGTGTATTACAGGAACACCTGCGGCCATTGCCTCAACTGCGGTTCTTCCCCAAGTTTCACGCTTAGATGGCATAAGTAAAATTCCAATTTGCTTAAACACTACGGTAATATCAGCTTGATTTTGAATATAATGAAGATTCGTTGGTGGATTCTTAAGAATTCCTTGATCACCATAGGCTCCCTTAACACCTAGGAATTGAACATCAGGCATACTTTCAGCAAGTATATTAAACATATCAGAACCCTTATTTTTATTGCAGTTTATAAGGCATACTACATCTTTCTTTAAAGTAGTTTCACGTAAAGCCTTAAACTTATTTGTTTCAACATAGGGTATCATACGCATATTATCATATAGTGTTGGAGATATATCCTGAGTTGCGTGAGAATTATATACAACTATGATTGGAAAGGCTATTTTCATTTGAAGAATCCAGCTATAATGGTCAAATATATGGATAAAGATATACACTGGTTTCTTTCTGTGTTGAACAAGCTTCAAACTTTCTGGCTTATCAGGAAATTGGAAAAATATCGCATCACAGTTCAATATAGTTGATTTACAGAATTCATCCTCTTCATCATACTTATATATTTTTAAACCTTCATATTCATTCACTTCAAAGGTATTTACAAATACCATAACGTTATGACCGCGGCTACGCAAATACTTAATGGTTTCAAAGGCACTTATTTCAGAACCAGCAAAGACAGTTGGAAGAAACCGGTCTGATAATAGAACAATTGTTTTAGGCTTGTCGTTTTTGATAGATTCATTTATCTGTTTGTATTCAATCGCTGTAATTCTAGGTTTTTGGTATATAGGGGAACGTTTATAAAAAGGACTCAAGGCTATACATAATACTGCAAATCCTAGGAGCCCCAGGAGTTCCCTAGACATTCTACCTGTTAGGCTATATCTTTTTTATTTACAATAAGTATAATGGCTTCTACGCGTAAACTAAGGGCAGTCGGTTCTAAGGCTCAGGTTTGGCACGGTAATGCGAAGCATACCTCCGGAGGTCTAACTCGTAAGGATTTGATGAAGACAAAGAAGGGTCGTATCGTAAGCCGCAGAAAGCACACGATTGGCCTTCGTCGCATGAAGTCTCTACGTAAGCTCGGCTTCAAGGCGAAGAAGGGAACCTTCAAGTTATTCCGTAAGTAAGAATTCTAAATACTAAGAATCCGTTAGTCTTTCTGTCACTGTTCGCAGAATCATTCGCAAATCCGATATATGGAGTCGTAGGGCTGCATTATTTTCTGGATAAAACCACATAGCAATATACGATGGTACTATACTATTATTGATAGTACCCGTAGAAAAACGTGAATCATTTAGCGACAGACATAAACTAGCACCTGCTCCTCTAAGATCTCTATAAAGACTTCGAAGATCAAGTGATTGAACATAGCCTTGAATGGAAGATGGCAGGGATGATGGAATCTTCATAAATTGGGATTCTGTTATGGCATCTAGCCTCGGAAAAAATATGCAGTGAGGAAATCCCGTATGGAAATTCTCTCCTGTAAATTCACGGAGTGCAACACAAGTGGGTACACTATTTTGACCTGTCATTGTTAAACATTTTTGCCAGAAGGCATTAGGAGCGATACACTTTGGTGTCGTTACAATTAGGATAGGCTTCTTCAAGTGTTGACAAATAGACAAGAATAAACTCCAGTCCGTCGGAGATTCTGGAATAAAGGTCATATCCCACGAATAAGAAAGAAGCCAGGCACGTGAATCCAGCTTTGCCATCAATAAGACTGTTGTCTGAAATCCTGGAGTACCGGATAAAATCTGATCCTGGAATCCATTGGGTAAGGCACAGGAATCACTGGAGGGAAGAACCCATTGTGTATATTTGCCACGAAGGTTTGCATCAAAAGCCTCTAAGGATATAGAAGACATATCTATATGCTTAGAAGTCAAGAACTTCAGAAAAAAAACGTACCTACTGACAGTATGAACGAGGTTACAAAATTATTGTGCTTATCTGGTTTATTAATCGTAGTTGATTTGCCCTGGCTATATATTCAAAGTTCGGCTGTTCAGGATATCATTAGCAATATCCAAGCGGATAGAGCAATGAATGTACGGCTGTGGGCGGGAGCACCGGTGTATCTAGCCTTGGCCTATTTGCTTACACAGATTACAAGTGCACCTAGGGCATTCTTAGCAGGTGTAGCGACCTATGCAGTCTATGATTTTACACAGGTTGTCACCTTTGATAAATATCCTCTATGGTTTGCCTTATCGGATTCCTTGTGGGGTGGAATTCTAATGGCTCTAGTCTGGTGGATTGGAAGTCATTTGAATCTTGTTACACCCAATCGATAATCCTTATATAAACGGATTATGCGACCACTGGAAGAGTCCTTGACGTTGCCGAGGTCGGCACGTTATATCTCCTGGTTTACAGTTGGCCTTAATCTGTCCAGCGTGTCTTGTAAAGGCCTTCCAGCGTTTAATCTGAATCTGGTCTAATACAGGAATCCGACGACCTATCCAATATCGGCAGTACCACTGGAACCAGCCACGTTCATCTGGATTTATTTTTGCATCTGATAATTCAGGGTGCTGTGCTTTCTTAGAGCCTCCATGACCCGAAGGTAACCAACCGGAATCTATCCAGTATTGTAAGGGTTTCCTGGAATCTACAGATAGCAGGTTTACAGAAACATCCGGTTTATCTGGGCAAAGTTTTCCAGCCTGGATCGCATTCCAAAACCATTCCGCAGGAAATTCCAGTAGACAGTCATTTAGATATTTCCCCTCAAAGGCTCCTGCGGCCAACATTTCTCCTGGAGTCGCATAGGGCTTGAAATCTGCTTGGAACCCCTCCCCTGGATTTGCCTCCAGGGTATAGGTGTAGCCCTTAGACATTTTATTCCACACGTGAATCTTCATACCCGCCTTGAAATCTGTTAGGGGGGTACCACGTGAAATAAGTATATCCGTCATATCTTCAACAGTCTTGATTTTCAAAACTCTTGGATCTTTTGCAGACATTGGGTTCCTTAATTAATCAGGGGTAAAAAATGACAGCGAACTCATTCACGTATGAAGTATATGGACGAACTACCCAAGACGCATACGCTTACGAAGGAGGAGGAGGCCTTTCTTGAGACCCTCGATGAAAAGCATAAGAATCTTCACCGTCTAGCCATTCAGTGGCTAGAGACATCTTATCGTCCGGAGTGGAGCCATATGTATACGAGTCCCAAGTAGATATGCCCTGCCCCTACGCAACTCTTCTTGGAGTTAGAGGTCAAGGAGTCCATTCATCCAGATTTCTAGGATTTGCCTTAAATGATATTATAGCAACAATTGTCGTAGCCATTCTAACATCATATGCATTCAATATATCATTTTTCTATTCCTTGTTCTCTTGGTTATTTTTAGGAGAAGTGTTGCATTATATTTATGGTGTTGACACGGCCTTCCTGGAGTTGATTCATATGAAGCCTACCTGTTAGAGCCTAAAAACTATACGCATAGTTTATTTACTTAAGTGTGTATGCTTAAGAAAAATTTCGCAGGTCTATATATCAACACGCTGAAAACTCTCCGGCAACTTGTTTCTACATTTCCAAAGAATTCTGGGTCAGTCTCTGTAGTGAATCGTAATCGTATTCAGGGTCAATGGGAGCAATGGGTAAAGGCTCTTCCTAGAGTGGAACCTTATTATGCGGTCAAATCCAATCCGGATCCTTATATCCTTCAAACGCTTTCATTGAATTCGGTGAATTTTGATTGTGCAAGTATTCGTGAGGTACACGATGTGAAAAAGCTAGTCTTGCCTTATGAGTCACCTGAACCGCAAATCTTATATGCACATCCATTGAAATCGGATAAGGATATCAAAACAATCAATCGGATGAATATTGAAAAGACGGTAGTGGATTCATTAGAAGAATGTGAAAAGCTAGAAAGACTTGGATGGAAGGGGTCGGCCTTTCTTCGTGTTGCGGTAGGTGATTCTGGAAGTAAGATGCCTTTTTCAATTAAGTTTGGTGCGACTAAGGATGAGGTAGATATAATTGCGGAAGGATCCAATATTCCTATTTCTGGTGTATCGTTTCACGTTGGTTCAGGTTGCGAGGACCCACAGCAATATACAGATGCTATAGACTATGCGGCGACGTATGTGTTTGATGTTTTAAGAATGTATGGACATAATCCAAAGGTGATTGATATAGGCGGTGGATTTTCTGCAGAGCTTACAGAATTCCAGGAAACTGCAGAAGTTATAAATAAGGCTCTAGAAAAAGTTCCTAGAAATCGCAAGATTATTGCTGAGCCTGGTCGCTATTTTGCGCAACCAAGCCACGATCTATTTGTCAAGGTGATTGCTAAGAAGCCGAGTTCAAATGGTTGGAGATATGTGATTGATGAATCCTTGTATGGATATTTTTCGTGTATTGCGTTTGACCAGCAGAAACCAGCGTGGTTTCGCATACCGAGTTCGGATGATACTATAGAAAAAAGGGCTGAATCAGAAGGCATTTTATTTGGAAGAACTTGTGATAGTCTTGATTTGATTGCCAAGGGTGAAATGGAAACTCTAGAAGTGGGTGATTGGTTATATTTTCCTTTGATGGGAGCCTATACATCGGTGACTGCATCGGAATTCAATGGATTTCCAAAGCCCTTAGCAATAAAGGATGACCATAACTTATTGCCGAGTACGAAGGATGCTTATATCTTATTCAATGATTTCCATAGCTCGCATTCGCTAACCTACTCAAATGCCTTACAGAGCATTTTCAAATAATTTAATCGTAAAGATTTTCATAGATATTAATTGCGGTATCACGTTCCCAATTGGATACAGGTAATCCTAAGTCAGTACGAATCTTAGATATTTTCGATAAGGGAACGGGTCCAGGTGATTTAGAATTTTCATAGCCTAGTTTTAATGTATGACAAGTATGAACAGATAAGATACACGATGCAAGTGTTCTTAATCTATCCATAAGGAATTGTAAGATTACTTGCTCCTTAAAAGGAGTCTGTCTAGATATTGAATTATCTAAACAGACTTCAATTGCGTAATTCAAATCCTTGAACTCATTGGGATATAAGAGACCAAAATTATCCCAGATAATTTTGTCTTCCATAAACTCCCGTATATTAGGATCTTTCTCAGCCTGGATAACTGCATTATCTTGATCTACAAGAGTGAATAATTCAACATCATCATCAAATACAGTGAGTGCCTTGTGAAAGCATTGGGCTACTTCAGTTGCACATCGTTTCAGTGAGGGCATATGAATCTTTCCGTAAAGAAGATGGTCCACACATAATGGATTTATAAGAGTATCATAGATATAGCAATAGCACATATCGCACATTGTATCGTATGGAAGGGGTACATATTATATAAGTCGTTGAATTTCAATTTTTTATACGAAACCTAAATACCTGATTATAAAAATATACAGATGGCCAAGATTACAGCGTTGAGCGACGGCATAGGATTTGTTGAATACCTTGATACCTTCGGTAATGATCTTACCGTTGTGAATGCGGCACGTGTCAGTTTTTCAAAGGAGTCTCTTGAGATGACGCTTGGTGACGAGAAACTCATCAAGTATCTTGCAAAGCATAATCATACAAGCCCCTTTTTCCATCCTCAGATCCGATTCCGTTTGAAGATGCCTATCTTTGTGGCACGTGAGTGGTTTCGTCACGCGATTGGGTTCTCTAGAAATGAGGTGAGCCGCAGATATGTAGATACTCTGCCTGAGTGTTATATTCCTGACACCGAATCAATTAGAGAAAGAGATTCAAATAAGAAGCAGGGTTCTAAGTCAACGGCAGTAGATAACGCCGATTATGCGAGAGGCTGTATTGTTGATTTAACTCAGTCAGCAATTACTACATACAATGCGCTTTTGGATGCGAAGGTTGCCCCCGAGGTTGCTAGAATAGTTCTACCCCAATCAATGTATACTGAGTTTATTGAGACGGCATCTCTTTTTGCCTATGCTCGTCTATGCAAGTTACGCTTGAGTCCTGATGCACAATATGAGATTCGTCTCTACGCTCAGGTTGTAAGTAGTCTTCTTGAGAAGGCATTCCCTATTAGTTGGACCGCGTTGAATGAAGTAAATCCTGTATAAATAAATAGGTTAACAAATGTAGATAATATGCGGTGGCATCTTCTATTATTTACAATTGGTTTTCTAACAACAACAGCATCAACATCCACATCACTCTGTACAGCAAATGTATCCTTTACACCTTTCATGCAACTTAGCCAAAGACGTATGCTTCTTGATATCTTTGTAGTTCCTACACTCAGTGCAACATCGACAAAAACGGCATCACGTACGCCAGGGCGTACACAGTCATCCGCTATATCTAAACTTGCAACTAAAACAATGCAATTCACACAGACAGCCTTAGAAACAAATCCTGTAACTGTCTCAGCAGATCCATCAAAAACAAGTTCATCTTCCTCATATCTAACGATGACAATGGCTTCATCAAAGTCACAGACAAGTTCAGCCCAGTTGACAAAGTCTATGACAACAACAAAAACGACGACAGGTTCTATAACGACGACAAAAACATCTACAAGTTCACCAACCATTACACGGTCACCTCCCTTGTCAAAAACACCTTCAGCCAGTGGAACAAGTTCGTTATCTACAAGAATATCAAGAAGTTCGACGGCATCTCCATCTGATAGTAGGTCACCACTTAGATCACAGAGCATTTTGCAATCATTTACCAGTTCATCTACAACAACTGCATCGAAAACTGCATCTGGTTCTTCTACAACCAGTATATCTATGAGATCCACGAAGTCTGTATCACCCTCATCAACATCAACGATGACAATAATGAATTCAAAGACGCATACTGCTTCATCGACCAATAGTCGTACATCTACGCTAAGTCCTAGCTCAACGGGTTCATTCACATCGAGTAAAACAAGGACATCGATTCGAACGAGTTCTGCAAGTTCTAGAGGTTCTAAAACACCTACGAATAGTGTGACATTATCTGGATCAACTTTTATATCAAGGACTCTTACAACGAGTGGGTCATTAACTAGGACTAATTTACAATCGATCACACAAACAAATACTAAATCCCTTTCTCAAACTCTTACTTCGTTAAATCGTCAAACTTATATAGCATCAGCTACATCTTTATATTCTCGGTCATCCAGTGTATCCGATACAAATTCAATTATTAATTCACAAAGTTCAACGGCTATAATGTCATATAGTGCTATCACTTCATTATCTTCAAGAAGATCGTTAACGGCTTCATCAAGTTCCTTGGTATCTAAGTCATCCACTGGATCTACAACGCTTACATCATCTGTATCAGTTTCAAGGACGCGTTCTGCATCTGCAACAATATCTTCTACCTCAATTATATCACGCACAAGTCTTCCTACAGTCACTCATACTTCTAGCTCAGGTATATCAAAGACACAAAGTGCTTCTCCTACACATTCTGTTACTATACGACAGACACGCACACCAAGTATAAGTCCATCACAAACTGGAACATTAACACTGACATCTACAGATAGCTTTGTACGAAAGACCATAACAAATACATATACGCCAACTATTAGCAATAGTCTAACCTTATCGAATTCAATATCATCATACTTCTCAAGTTCATCGTTTACATCAGATTCATCTTCTGCGAGCCAATCAGTAAGTCCTTCTGCATCGATAAGTGGGTACACTACATATTCATCAATGGAAAGTGATTCATCATCTGGTTCGCCATCATTTACATCGGTACAATCTGTATCACCAATGAATTCTCAAAGTAATATGCGAACGCTATCTGCAATAAAATCTTCATCTGGTTCTACATCAAGTTCAAGAAGTCCTTCACGTTCAGCCGTTTTATCTGGAAGCCCGGTTGTGTCCCGTTCTAATACTATATCTACATCAGTAAGCCCTTCAGCAAGAATTTCTAGGTCTTCTTCTTCACTTCAATCGTATTCTTTTATCTCTTCAGGCTCAGTAATAACTTCTGTATCACCAGGGGTTTCAAAATCACCTACAGTTAGCCCATCGGAATCAAGCATTTCTTCTGAAACTAATACACTATCATCCTTAATGAGTGATTCGCCATCAGCAACCAGCATAGCATCTGATTCAGGGGTATCATCTATTTCTGAATTATCATCCACTTCAGAATCTAGTTATACTTCAAATTCACATACACCAACCTTAGGACCTTCAGAATCTCCTATACATACTGGTTCATTAGAAAACTCTGAATCATCAAGTTGGTCATTGACTGCATCTATTTCAGTAAGTGTAAGTTCAGTAGTATCAGAATCTCCTATATATACTGGTTCATTACAAGGTTCTGAATCATCAAGTTGGTCATTGACTGCATTTATGTCACCAAGTGTAAGTTCAGTAGTATCAGAATCTCCTATATATACTGGTTCATTACAAGGTTCTGAATCATCAAGTTGGTCATTGAGTCCGTGTATAACGCTTACACCAGTTTATACATTTTCATCATCGGCATCTACAAGTGCATCCATTTCACCATCAAAGGGTCCATCTGATTCATCGGATTCATCGTTTAGTCAAATTGATTCATCATCACCCTTAGCTTCTTATTCTGCATGGGTATCAGTATCAGCTTCAGCTACAGCAAGTAGTGGTTCAGCATCTCCAGCTACTTCAGCATCAGTGTTAGGATCTGAATCTGTAACAAGAACACTTGATTCAACTGAATCACCCTATAGTTCAGTGAGTCCCTCAATTTCTGAATCTGTAATATCTAGTCAAACCGCGAATCGTTCTGATTCATCGGTTCCTTCTAATACATATACACCATCTGAAACGAGTTCAGATTGTGGCTCACAAAGTTCATCAAATTCACCAAGTGTATCTCAGTCACCAAGTGTATCGTATTCATTTATACAATCATCTTCATCACTTGTATCAGATTCTGCAACGAGTACATTCACTGCTACATCTACACCGAGTCAAACATCAACGACTACTCAAACAAATACACCTTCAACAAGTGTAACAAATTCGCCAACATCAACTACTTCACGTACTCCTACACCTTCAAGGTCAGCGACATCATCTGTAACACCAAGTGTTACTAAAACAACTTCAGTGACTCCTTCTGTTACACCTTCTGTTACACGTACGGTGACTTCTTCAGTGACTCCATCTAAATCAGGAACACCCTCAGTGACTCCTTCTGTTACACCCTCTAATACAAGATCACCTACTGTTTCTGGTACTATGACAAAATCAGGAACACCATCAGTCACTCCTTCAGTCACTCCGTCTAAATCAGGAACACCCTCAGTCAGTCCTTCTGTTACGCCATCCAACACAATGACACCTAGTGTTTCTGGTACTATGACAAAATCAGGAACTCCTTCAGTAAGTCCTTCAGTGACTCCATCCAATACAATGACACCTAGTGTTTCTGCTACTACGACAAAATCAGGAACTCCTTCAGTCACTCCTTCAGTGACTCCATCCAAATCAGGAACACCTTCAGTCACCCCATCGAATACAATATCATCTAGTGTTTCTGGTACTATGACACAATCAGGAACACCTTCAGTAACTCCTTCTCTTACACCGTCCAACACAATGCCCCCCAGTGTTTCTGGTACTATGACAACTGGTGGATCTCCTTCAGCCACTCCTTCAGTGACTCCATCAAATTCTGAAACATCTTCAGTGACTCTTTCAGTTACACCATCCAGGACAATAACACCCAGTGTTTCTGGTACTATGACAAAATCTGTAAGCCCTTCAGTGACTCCATCAGTCACCCCTTCAGTGACTCCTTCAGTGACTGCATCCAAATCTAGAACCCCATCAGTGACTCCTTCAGTGACTGCATCCAAATCAGGAACACCTTCAGTCACCCCATCGAATTCAAGATCGCCTACTGTTTCTGGTACTATGACACAATCTGTAACTCCTTCACTCACTCCTTCTATTACAACGTCGAACACAATGGCACCAAGTGTTTCTGGTACTATGACAACTGGTGGATCTCCTTCATCCACATCTTCAATGACTCTTTCAGTTACACCGTCCAATACAATGACACCAAGTGTTTCTGGTACTATGACACAATCAGGAACATCTTCAGTGTCTTCTTCTATTACGCCGTCCAATACAATGACACCCAGTGTTTCTGGTAGTATGACAAAATCTAGGTCACCTTCAGTGACTCCTTCAGTCACCCCTTCAGTCACTCCTTCAGTCACTCCATCCAAATCTAGGACCCCTTCAGTCACTCCTTCAGTAACTCCATCCAAATCTAGGACCCCTTCAGTGAGTTCATCAAGTACACCTACAAAGTCACTAACGCCAACAAAAACACGTTCATAAAAAATTATATATATTACTTAGTCGACCTTAGTAGACCCAGGTGCAACTAGATCAACAATGGCACGTGTAATTCCCATAAGTATAATTGATGAATAAGTGACCTGAGTATTACTAATCACATTTACACCCGCCTGGCAAACTGGGCTACCTGCACTAATAAGTCCTTGTAGATACCCTACAAAGCCATCGGGTACACAAAGTCTATTATATAGTTTTGTTGCTCCATAATGCGTTGTATATGCAATCAAAGCCGATACTATACTCTTAGAAATGGACTCCATACCTAAGAGTATCGTAAAAATAACAGTCAATTTTAATTATAAGGGTCATTCATCATCTGAATCAGGGTATTCAGGGTGTATCGTTTCATCTGTGGGATTATAGCGACCCTTGTAGGGGCCCACACCTTTTGCAGAAACTGCATAGAGTTTCCCTGATTTCGAATCGTAATAATAATCCGTCCCCTGGCAACGAATCTTCTTGACTCTTACAACAATGACTTGTGACTCACATACTTGAATAGGTGGTTCAATCGACTCTAGGAATTCAGCAGGGCCTGTAATAGGTAAAGGAGTTGCCACTGGTTTCGAAACCTTGATTTTTCTTGGCTTCTTTGGAGATGGATTTGAAACAGTAGGTGATACTGTTGAAGGTGATACTAGAATATCTGTTGGAATCACTGTATTAATGGTTAATCCTAGTCCTGATCCTGCCTCATCAACCTTTGGCTTTCTTGGCATATTTGCTTTCTGCTGTGCCTCCTTAGCCCTCCGTTCATCTTCCTCCTTGATTTTCCATCCATTCTTAATTAATCCTAAATAATATGGAGAACCATAGAGTTTGCTCTGTGGAGTATAAGGTCCACCTACATTTCCGTGATTAAACTTTGCCAATGCCTGATATTTACGAACACTTGGATCCTTATGACAACATTGATTGCATAAGGTGGTTCCATCAAGAACCGCATTTGGACATCTATATTCTGTCCAAATGTAGTTTCTCTCTTTTATTGAACCATTTTTTTCCTTGAAGAGCTTGAATGAAGTACGGTCTGCATTTGCGCGGCGTGAAATACACGACATTTGAGTACGCAAAAGTGACTGCCTCATACATTCAAATTTTTACGATGATTTTACGTCATATACTGATAGTGTTCTTGCACTTGGGTCATTTGTTTCTGGAGACCACTTTGGCATCCACTTGTAAGGCACAGTAGTCTTAATAGCTACAATTCCATAAGAAGCAACAAAGTTATACCAGTAGTAATATTCCTCGCCAGTCATTGGTATTAGGTGTTCCTGGTATATCAAGGGGTTATTTTTTTTCCATTCTACAGATGTATTAAGTCTATCCTGGATTTCCTGAAACCACGCCTTCTCTGGTGTAGATACACCATCACTAAAGGCTTCCTTGCGTCTCCATAGTACCTTTAGAGGTAGGGTTATATTATCGTCAAAGGCGCATCTTAGAATTTCCTTTTCAACCTGCCCGCCTTTTGTGGGTCTTAAGAAACTCGGGTGAATACTGCGAACAACCGCTACAAACTGCTTATCAAGGAAGGGAGTTCTAGCCTCAAGACCATTTGCGCTAATAGAACGGTCACTACGAAGAACATCAAAGTAATGAAGGTCCTTCAAAAGTCGTGCAGTCTCAGAGTGAAAGGCCTCATCACTTGGCGCATTATTGAAATATAGGTAGCCTCCAAACACTTCATCAGAGCCATCACCATTAAAGACAACCTTGCAATCAGTAAGTTCCCGAATTTTCTTGGCAATTAAGTAATTACCTGTACTCGCACGAACCGTTGTGGTATCATAGGATTCAATGGCTTTAATGACTTCTGGTATAACATCAAAGAATTCATCAGGTGTCATAATAATCTCCGTGTGGTCGGATCCAATCCAATCTGCAACCATTCTAGCGTGAGCAACATCAGAGGATCCTTCAAAGCCAATCGAAAATGTCTTCAAGCACTTACCTACCTGCTTCAGATTTTTCTGTAGTATAGATGCAATCAAACTACTATCGAGGCCACCACTTAATAGTGCAGCCACTGGGCGATCTGTTAAAAGACGCTTTCTAACGGCTTCCTCTAGAGCAAAACGAAGGGCTATACAGGCATCCTGATATCCAGTCTTTTCTGAAGGATGAAACTGGGGATTTAGAATCCAAGGGACCGAATGATACTCAATGTCCTGGAGAATCTGCGTTGAACTTGCATCATACTGGCGAACATATCCAGGCTGAAAGGGTACAACCTTATCATACCCTGTACCAATGGCCTTGATTTCTGATGCGAATTCAATGGCATCATTGGTTGGTAGAGTCGCTAGGAATAATGGCCTTACACCATAAGGGTCACGTGTCACAATCAAGTGATTCCGTTCAGCGTCATAAAGCACAATAGCAAAGACACCATCTAGCGCACGGGCAAAGGTGGCCAAGTCATCACGGTGTCTAAGATATAAATCGCCAATACATTCACAGTCAGAGCCGGTTGATTCGAGGCCAAGGGATGTCTCTAGATCCTTGGAGTTGTAGATTTCACCATTACAAATCCAGGTAATAGGACCCTTCGAATAAGGCTGCATACCAGCCTCGGTTAGACCATTAATGGCAAGGCGCGTAAATCCGAAGGTAAGGTTATCATTGATTTCTTTCACTTGTGACCCTTCTGGGCCACGGGCAACTAATTTGTCCAGTTGGGATTGGAACGTATCTGAAGTGATAGGCGTATTCACAAGGTATGCCTTTGTTCGCAGACGTGCCAAGATTCCACACATATCTTTATAAGATTAAAAGATATTGTTTAGACCTTATAGAATGGACGCAAGTGACTTAATTAAGCGTAATAAGGATAAAACAGTATACTCGAATATATCAGTATATCTATCTACGACACAAATTGGCTCAAATCCCGGCAAAGGCGGCTTACAAAGTAAGACTGCATATAGTTTTCCTACATATGAACTTCGTCAGGATTACTTTGAAGGGCGATACAATTTAGCTCTTGCATCTAGTGTTACAGTGAATTGTTCTACAATTTCATATCAGTAAAATATTTTTACAGATTCTCTATAGAATGGATTATGCGCTTATAAACACAGTCTCAGATTCTGTTTATAAGGTCATCAAGTATGGACTCATTTCTGGATTGGCTTTAAGTTTTCTAGTGTTATTTGTTGGTTCAGTACTCGTTCACGATACGTATTATATTACAAAGAACCCCAAGTTTTTTGTAAGTGAAACCTTGATAATGGGTATTCTAACAGGGTTACCTGTTTTTTATATAAGTTATTTGCGTGGTGGTAGTAAGAAAGAATCATTACAACATTTTATCTTATTATTTTTAAAGATTGCAGTCATTCATATTGGGTTCCAGTTGTCTGGAGTGTATTCAGTTCTCTTTCCTGAATCGAGTAATATGGAATAAGGATGTAAAGGATTCAGGCAACTACTCTTAGAATGCTTGAAAAGACAAAGGCTGATAGAGTCAAGGAAGCAGTGACTCTTTTAAAGAAACTTCCTACTGCTGGAATTCCCACATCTCACGAGGTATACATTCATGTCAATGAACAACTAAGCAAATGGGTTATTACAGGAATTCCATCATCAGAAACAATTGATCTTGGCACTCATATGGGTGAGCTAGTTTTACCTGCACTGAAAGATGTGAATATTTCGTTTCATTTGAAGGCAAAGAAATAATATCTAAATCTTGATTAAGTATGGCTAAAGCTTCGCGAATAAGAGCAAAGCCCGTGAATGGCTTTGCTGTTGTCCAATCAAAGGAAAAACCTTGGGTCAAGGAACCCAATTATAGACGATGGCTGAAGAAGCTAAAGAATCATACGCGTAAGATGAAGCGGAATCCAGATGATAATCCGGATAATATGTGCGTAGATTCAGATATTTGCAAGGGGGACCTTGGAATTCCGCGGAAACTTATGCCGCAATTTACGACCCCCAAGGATATTAAGACATTTACAAACTTCATTGGAAAGAAATATGGGATTAAGACACGCCGTGCTAGAAGAAAGGCGGGCCAGTTAAGACCATCTCAGGAGGAGATTAACAGGGAACGTGTAGAAGATGTCCAGGAAGAAATCCGTGAAAAGAAACTGGATCCAAAAGTCCCTTTAGTGATATCTGCAGATAACTATGTCATTGACGGACATCATAGATGGGCTGCATATAAAGCTTATCACCCGGCTAAGTCTCTACCTGTTTTATTAGTAGACGCAAATGCCCGTGATGTCTTGAGCACAGCGGCTACTTGGGGTGCAAAGCATCATCAGTTTTAATCCTTCTTAATTGCCCTTGCAGCAGGGCAAAATTTATAAAAGGGTTCAGCATCACTTTGTTTTATAATATATGTTTTATGAGCACCAAAGCTTTTCTCCTCAAAATTATTCTGAGTACAAAAGTTAGCTAGATCATTTGCAGATCTAGGTTTATGAATGGATTCTTCAACACAATTTGAATAAAACACATCTTCAGGGTAATCTGGATTAATACCAGAGTACTTACGAATACATTGTTTCTGGAATGAATTCTTTCTAAAACTAAGACCACCAACTCCATAAAAACTATTATATTTTATTTGATTATTTAATTCATTCTTACCCCAAACTTCTTTTTCATTTCCATATGCACGATTATATGCCCCACATCCAATATAATCAAAATGCATAAAATCTTTTATTTTGTATTGAGATGATGAACATAAAACTGCATCCGTTTGGAATACTAAGATATTCTCAGCCTTCACTTGATTCCAGAAGTCAAGTTGTTTAAACAAGTGATTATACTCTTTGACTTGTAAGTTATCCTTATCTAAGGCTAATAAATACACTTTGCGACTTTTTATATTTGAAACTGCCTGCTGAGCATACTCTTTGTGGCTCTTCCCGTGAAATACGTATAAATCCCAATCCTTTGGCATATTTGTATCAAAGTTTTCACAGACATACTTTAGCATTTTATGCTTTCTTGGTTCCACTATGACCATAGCCTTTCCCCCATTAAAAAACTTTGAAGAATAAATAACGATTATACTTAATGCAAAAATAACAAGTATGCTTATTAACTGATTATATATCTTATTTGACATCTATTATAGTTGCCGTAATTATATTCAAAAATCGTAAAAGGTAATCTATTTTTTAGTGTATGGTATACAATAAAAAAAGGATTTGGTCCAGGTGAGGATTGAACTCACGACTCCCGCGTGACATATGTATAGATACATTCTATAAGCACGATGCTCTAACCAACTGAGCTACAAGACCAATTAGACACCGGCAGCTTCCACGAAGTGTACTGCTTAATTAATATTGACTGGTATTATTTAAGCCGTGCTGCACACTGACTTTATGAACCTAAACGCATTCAATTTTTGAAGTATACTTGTCGATTTTTTTACTTGCTCTGACCCTCTTCGATGAAGCAATAGAGTTCTTTTTTGGAATATCTATAATGGAAATGGAAGGTCGCTTCACCCATTTCTTCAAAGGTTAATTTACATGTAACAACAAGTGTCTTATTTTCAGATACGAGTTCATCCCAGAGTTCCTTTTTATCTTCGTAGGATGTATCCCAAGTGCTTTCTGCAAGTCCCGTGAAATAAGCCGCGTGCTCAGAAGATGGAGGAATAACAATCATCTATAGAATAGAATCGCTTGAAGTTTAGGTCTAAAGAGAATCAGATTTATATATCTGGTGAAAACCAAGGTGATACCTTAGCAAAGTGGTTACTGCGATGGATTACTAACCCATTTCCTTTTGGAGCGAAGGTTCGAATCCTTCAGGTGTCGATTGTTTACTTAAATATTTGAATATCTAAGTAAAGCATCAACCAATAAAGTTGACAACTCCAAATCAATATATAAAAGCATACCAATGTTTCTTAAGATAGCGGATGTCAAGGCAGGTCCTTCAGATATGCCTGAGGACCCCCCTATTAATTATAAATTCCCTCTAGACCCCTTTCAGCAACACGCTATGAAGGCTATCTGCAATGAGGAGAATGTCTTAGTCACAGCCAAGACGGGTTCAGGAAAGACCTTAGTTGGAGAAGTTCAGATTGCCTATTCCCTAAGAAAGGGTAAGCGTGTCTTCTATACGACACCAATTAAGTCCTTGTCAAACCAGAAGTTCAATGATCTTAAGAAGCAGTTTGGTTCCGTTGGAATTATGACAGGTGATATCAAATTCTGCCCAGATGCAAAGGTTGTCATTATGACCACAGAAATCTTGCGGAATCTTCTCTTTAAGAAGGATTCAACGACCAAGTCTCTTGGTCTTACCGCAGGCATTTCGTGTGAGGACCTGGATGCAGTCATCTTTGATGAGTGTCATTACATCAATGATAAGGACCGTGGGCATATTTGGGAGGAGGTTATGATTCTTCTACCGCCTGAAGTGAGAATGGTGATGCTTTCTGCAACTCTGGATCACCCTGAATACTTTGCGGAGTGGCTAGGAGAGTTGAAGCAGCGACCCATCAATCTTATTAGCACCGAATATCGTATTGTTCCTCTTACACATACGATTTGGTATGGGTCTCAATCTCACGTATTAATGGATGCAAGGAATGTCTATAATGATAAGGAGTATAAGGATTGGATTGAGTGGAGAGCAAATAAGGAGAAGGATTATCTGAAATATAAGGACAAGGTTATTAATGCAAGGCTAGTTGGTACAGAAGGAGCCATTAGTGGAAAGGTGCGGCCTGTAAGTTTCCTCCATCAGATGAACGAGTTAATTACTACGCTTCAGACCAAGGAACTTCTTCCAGCGCTCTTCTTTGTGCTTTCAAGAAAGGATTGTGAGAAGTATGCTCAGAAGGTTGATGGGAGTCTGATTACTTCATCGGAGACGGCGGATGTCAAGCACATATGGAGTTTCCATCTTCGCAATCACAAGAAGAGTTTGGAGGCTCTTCCTCAGTACCATACGATTATGGGCTTAGTTGAGAGAGGAGTTGCCTTTCACCACAGTGGCCTTGTACCGATGCTGAAGGAGATTATTGAGTTACTCTTTGGAAAGGGTCTTATTAAGGTTCTGTTTGCTACGGAAACCTTTGCAGTGGGGATTAATATGCCAACTAAGACGGCTGTATTCATTGGACTGAAAAAGTACGATGAGGAGCGTGGTGGAATGCGTATGTTGACTACAGCGGAGTATTTACAGATGGCTGGACGTGCAGGACGACGCGGTTTAGATACAATGGGTACAGTCATTTATCTTCCTGATAGGGAACCCGTTGAGCCGTTTGAGATGAAGACGATGATGTGTGGTGGTAAGGCACCTGTCACATCGCGTATGGATTTCGGCTATGATTTCATTCTCAAGACAATTCAATCGGGGAATCGTTCGTGGCTCGATCTTCTTGAGAAGTCCTATTGGCGGCGACAGCGTGAGGTCATAATAAAGCAGATTAAAGCAGACCAGCTACAACTCGAACAACGCAATGCAACTCTTGTTCTCACAGAAGAGGAAGTTGAAGCCTTTAATGAAAAGATTGAATTAGAAGGTCAGATTGCAAACTTTACGAATGCCAAGCGTAAGAAGGCGGAGTTAGCCTTGAGTCGCTGGAAAGATTCTCACACAGGGGCAAAATGGTCAATCGCAGAAACAAAGTCAAATGAACTTCGAACTCTTAATCAAAAGCTTAAGATTCTAAGCAATGACCTTGAAACGGCTACAAATGTATCGTGTGATGTTGAGGCGCGAATCCGTGTTCTAGAGGCAGCAGGATTCCTAGAGCATCTAGAGGATCCCAAGGCACATACTAAGGAATCTTTGACTACGAAAGGAATTCTAGCAACAGAACTCAATGAATCCGATGCACTTCTTGTATCTCAGTTGTACTTACTAGGTGATTATAAGAATATGGAGCCGAAAGAAATTCTTGCGGTTCTATCTTCCTGCATTGTGGAAGGTAAAAAAAAAGATGAGGAGCCAACTCTGAATGAACTCTCTATTCCGCAAAAGGTAAAAGATGCACTTCATACAATGAGTGACCTCTGGGAATCGTTAAGCAAGGTTGAGCGAGAAAAGAAGTCTCATCACAGCGAATGGAATCTCGGTACATTCTGGATTGAGCCTCTCTGGCGATGGATGGAGGGTGAGTCAGTAGCAACTCTTTGTACGGATTATGAACTCTATGAGGGCAATCTGATTCGGTCAGTTCTGAAGTTACAAAATATGTTAGAAGAGTGGCGTTCAATGGCTACATATTGTGAGCATACGGAAGTTCTTGCAAGACTGGAGGGAGCCGATTCACTTCTTATACGCGAGGCTGTTATTCAGGATAGTCTCTATCTTCACTTATAAACATTGAACAGAATTCGATCCTTCCATTTGGCTGACTGGTATTCAACATAGTAGTTTAGAGTATATTCATCTCCTGTATTTAATTCAAGGTGTTCACCTGTATCTTTTTGAACTAGATTCAGTATAGTATTATCCTCAACAAGGGTTGCTTTTACACGAATGATGCGATTCCAAATAGGTACCCAGAATTGTAGGGCCTGTTTTTTCATATCAATATCTAAGAGAATCCCTCTGACTTTCTTATATTCGCTGGACATAAGGATTTTAAGGAAGAACATATCTCGGTCAAAGGCTTTCGCATTTTTCTGAAGAGTATTTAATTGCTTACAAAGCCCTGGTACAAGTTCTGGAACAGGTTGACCTTTTAGAATCGCTAGAAGGCAACGTTGATTATGGAGGTCTGCATAACGACGGAGTGGCGATGAGGCGTGAGCATAGTCATCAAGGTCAAGGCCCCAATGTCTTCCTTCTGCATTCGCTGGAACATAATCTGCAGATGAATAGGCCAGCTTACTAAGACCTGGGTTAATAGAAGTCCATTTCTCAAGTTTCTCCTTATTGGGTACACTGTGGTGTCTCAGGATTCCAGTATTATGTTTCTTTAAAAGTTTACCAGCTTCCTTATTGTAATATACCATAAGAGTTTCTACCCACTCCTCACTCGTCATTAAGGCTTCTCCTGCAAGTGTATTTACAATTGTCCAGAGGGCAGCAATGTATTGCCCATAATCATTCTTAGCCTGGCTATAGGTATATGCCTTATCAACCTTTACCTTGGACAAGGACCATTGACTATCCATTATACCCTCATCCCTAGACCATTTGATGGAAAGGGATATACAATTGCGCTCGAGTCCAGCTAAGAGCGATAATTCCTTGATACCAATACTAGGTGGTAGCATATGTTTTGGAGCTTGGTCATCAGGATAGAGTGACTGTCCCGTTATCTTAGAATATATATCTAAGGGGGAGCCTTCATCAACGCCTGATGCAACATCTGTAATACTGATTGTAAGTAGCCATTCAGAATTACCTAGTTTTTTAAGAGTTACAACATCATCTACATCTTCACAACCAGGTGGGTCAATATTGAAGGTAAATCCTTCAAGGAGTTCTCTAGATGCGAGTTCCTTGGAATAGTTTTCTGAAAGGCTATATTCCTTTGGATATGACCAAGGTGAATATCTATGAATGAGTGCCTCCTTTTCATAGGACTCTTCGCCGCAAGGTCCCAGAATACGAACAAGGCTGACTCTAGCATATTTTGCATCAGTGTCCCAGGTCTCAAATCGTGCAAGGCCAATCATATTGCTTGTTGCACCCTTATGGCTAGACCCAGTAATCATAATAGGATAGGCTTTATCAAGGGGTTCAAATAAGTAAATAGGAGCTCCTTTAGAAGTGATACCATATTTAATCTTTGAAGCAAAGTGAATAATACCAATAATGAGTGGATGATTACTACGCTTTAAAAGTGTTCCATCAAAATTCACTTCATCACCAGGTAACGCTTTCTGAATATGCTCTACACCTTCAAACTCTTTTACACAGTTGCCTTCTGTGTCTAAGAGTTTGAATTGCACATAGTCCTTAGTGTAAAGTTTCATTTGGCTTGTATAACATAAACCATAAAATTGATTCATTTTTTAGGGTTTATCTAAAGCATACCTATATATTTATCCAATGGCGGAGAACATTGATAACTATTTACATTCCTTGATTGGTTATTACGGATTCAAGAAAGTTCATTCACGTCTCCTTGAAATGATGAAGGATGAATATGAATATCTTCATTCTCAGTTCAAGGAGGCTTCAGTGGTAACTGTGCCCCTACCAGTTCTACCAGTTCCTGTAGTTTCAGCTGCTGAAGTTGTACCTCTTGCAGAAAAGAAAAAGACAAGAAAGCCACGAGCCAAAAAGGTTACAGTGCCTGATCAGGTAAATACACTTGTTCCAGAGATTCCAGTTGTTCTAGAATCTCCAGAAATCAAGGAGGTTGTCTTAGTACCACCTAATTTGGGTGACCCTAAGGGTTGGAAGGAATATCAGAAGAAGGCGGAAGAAACAAAGCGTAAGGAAAACGATGTTCTGGGTATTCAAGTTCACGCCATTCTTACAAGGGAAAATCTAAAACAATGGGTTGAGGAAGAAGGGCAATCCTATGCGTGGGTTGCAAGGGAAAAGGCTGGATGCCCACAGGAGCAAGTGGCGGCAACGGCTCAAATGATGGGAATAAAAAGTAAGGTTACAAAGAAGCGGGGAATGATTTTAGCAGGGAAATAATTTCCTTAGGAACGGGCTCTGACGACGAGTATGATGACAATGAAACGTAAGATACCCGTCATATGTCTTATGAAATCCGTGTGAGCCATACCACTTAATAAGATTTTTCTTTTGGTGGAGGGGATATAGATACATAGAACGATTATCACGAATACACTTCTTAAGAATATTCGTGATAAGATTTGACCCTAGATTAATTCCTTGATATGATGAATGAATGGCAATAAATGATGTATAGTTATTTTCTACAAGAGCAAACCCTAATAGGTCGCCCTCTTTTGTAAATACACCGATGCTCAAATCACGAGTTCTATCCTTCCAGGATGTATGTAAATCTGCTAAAGAGAAGTCTTTATAAGGGAACTGTTGATTAAAGATATCCCTTACAGATGCATAATGCTCAACGGTTAGCTTTTTAATGTTGTATTTCATTGTACAATATCTACTGCAAATCACCCTTCAATTTTTTGCCTAGTTAATTTACTTGCCTGTTGTTTTCTTTTCCTTCTTCTTAGATTTATCTCTTGTATTCAATGACTTCACGTGAGAATCATCTTCTTCCTCATTCGTTTCTGAATATTGGTCAAGTAGGATTTGCATCGCGGTATCTAATTCTGCAGATTGTTGCTTGAGTTCAAGGATGCTGTGGGTTGAACTTGTTTCAATGAAGTCTACAAACTGTTTCTTATCCGCTTGAATCTTACGAATCAGGGCAGACGTTCGCATCAAAGAATTATGCACGTACTGTTTTGCTCTATCAATACGTCCCTGATAGTTCTTATCTGCAGTCCCATCCTCCTGTAACTTGATTGTCTTACTGAAGGTTCCAGCGATACGAATCATCTGGTCAATCAATGATAAAACGTGGTCCGTATCAAGTTCAATGCACGACTGGATATATAGGACGCACTGGTTTCCGTGAATCCAGTCAATAGATATGGGGGTGCTCTTAGACTTTCCAGCGATCCCTGTATTCAATGAAATAAAGATACCGACTGTAACCTCAGGATGCTCTTTCATATCACGAAGGAATTTAGTAACCTCCTTTTGAGAAATGGTGTAGGTATAATTCTTGAGTTCAAAGAAGGTAGAGATTCCTTGAATTGTTGACGAATAGTCGCAGGAATGGGGTTTATCTCCAGTATATTCAAGGTCCCAGTTCATCTTCTCCTTGGCAATTCTAGAAAAGTAGTTTTCGCCGTCTTGGCCACGATAGGCGGACGATGAACTGCGTTGGAGTTTCGTCTGGAATTCATTCTCTTTTGCGGCAAGGAGATCCTCTCTTTGCTGAAGTGCTTCTTCCTTGGCTTTAATGAGTTCCTTCGTGGACTCCCTAATATCCTTGACGCGTCTATCAGATTCAGCTTGAAACTGTTCACGAATAATTGCATCTGACTTACTTGATTTTGCCAAGTCTATCTCAAGCTCTGCATTACGCTTCTGGAGTTGCTTGATATCTTTCAAGAAACTAGATTCTAGTTCAGCCTTAGAAGAAGTAAGTTCCAGTTCGAGGGACTTATTTTGTTTCTGCAGATTCTTAATCTGTAGATCATACTCGCGGCGTGTTCCATCTAATACTTCAGCCGCGGATTTCTCCATATCTGTAATCTTTTGTATGAGTGGTGTTAGCATAGATGCAGATTCAGATACAGCTTTCTTTTCAATCTGCGTAAGATCCTTAGAATGCTTTGCCTCTATATCTTTGAGATATCCTGCAAAGAGAGCATCTCGTGTAAAATCATCCTTGATTGACTTCTCCATTTCAATTAGCTTAGCAGCAAACGTTAGTGCAGATTGGAACTGACTTATATGAGATGTCATTAGGGATAATGGCATTTCATATGAGCTACTCACATAAAATGATAAGCTAGAAATATTTTCAAAATCTGATTGCTGACGTAGGAAAAATGCAGGGATATCCATCTTAATATGATATATATCATAGATATTTAGACCCACACTAACTTTAACTCTAATGCATTATGTTGTTATCCATCTCCATTTAAATAGATTATGAGGATATCCATTTCCATTTGATTGTGCTACATCTTTACCTGATCCTGATTTAATAAAGTAATGCAAATCATTATTCTTAGAGTATTCTTGAAGTAAAAATACACCATTTGTCTTTTTATATGGCTCAGTTATCATCTTATCGTTAAGACTAGAAAACATAGTTCTTACATTCTTCAAGTAATCACCTGGATTTATGTCTAGATACATTTTCTCTACAAGTTCTAGGAAGAATGGATTCTTTTCCTTAGATCCAAGGAATCCATTTGCACATTGATAATACTTAACATTATACCTGTCTGCACCAAGAGTAAAAAATGCAGAAGGGTAATCCATTAACTTATTAAGTTCATCAAACCCTATAAATAATAATATATCAATATCAACATAATAGCCACCATTCATATATATATATAGGTAACGAATTAGGTCGGATTTGTATTGAGGGCGTGTAATTTTGTTATATAATTCAAGGTGTTCAGGAAAGTTACATGATAAAAATGTTATGCAGTCTGCCTCAGTAAAAAGAGTATATTCATATCCGGAGTTGAATATCATTATATTATGCTTAATGAGTTCCATGGGTAAGCTTTTCATGTATTCTTCACCAATAACTATTTGAAGAATACGCTTTGGTAATGACATTATATAATATAATAATATCATTATCATTCTGGATTATACGAGGTTAAATTTCTAAGTTTTACCTTAAATGCGAAATAAATTTCTTACTAACACTACCTTGATATACGAGAGAAGGATGTGCCCAATATATATTGAATCCACCTATGTATTCACTATATACATCCATCTTTGTATCAATGGGTCCATCTATATCACTTGTTTTATCAAAATAATCTAAAAAATTGCATACTCCCTTATATGTCCATATTATTGATTCAGCTGACCTATTAATTTTTTCTTTATATAAGAATAAGTAATCCTTAATAGGCTCACTTTTAGGTTTATCTCTACCATTACCTGAACCAATATTAATAATATCAATATCATCTTTATCTTTAGCTAATTCAAGAACTCTTTCTAAGTTTTTAGAAAATGATGGATAAAATAAAGCATCCGATTCAAAGATACAGAATAGACCAGATGTATAAGATGCACGTATAGATCTTAAACATTCAATATGATTTAAGAATAAACTTATTTCACCATTTGATAATGGTGCATCTTTCATATTTCTGCGATGATACCTCATAGTTGTATCAGTTTTTACCCATTGAGACCTTAATTCTGGTGTTATTTCATTACCCCAGATATAAGTAAAGAAACTGTAATTCGTTAAGCCTATATCATTAATTTGCTGTAATAATGACTCATATCTATCAGGTTCTTTATCTTTATTGCAAAGGAAATAAGTATGAGCGATCATATATGAATTATATATAATTTTTCCTTAAATATATACTTATCCTTATATTCAGTTTATTTCATAATAAAATTATACATTTCATTACTTAAAATCTGTATGCCATGCCTGTTAAAATGTGCTTCATCTATTTTCTTATACTATGCCGTGGTATTTATATATTATTAAATAATATAATAGATTATATAGTAAATTTAGAATCTTTATGTATCATAGTAATATCTTGTTCCTTATTTACAAGTGTATAACCTAATCCTTCTAGATATTCAATTGAACGTATTGATGAATCTTCATAGTTATTCTCAAACATAATTACGTCAATAAACACTTTATTAAATTTAATAGACTTTAAAACTGAAAATTCTGCACCTTCAACGTCAATAGAAAGGTAATTCACTTTAGTAAAATTATATTCATCAAATATACTTTCAAGAGTACGTGTATTAACTTTTACAATAGTTGATGACGAGTTGTGCTTGATATTTTCACTTTGTATTCTTTTTATATGACGCTCATCATAATTATTAACAAGCCCACTTAGCATTTCAGTATATCCACTGTTTATCATAAAATCCCTAGATTCATTGTTTATTAGATCAATCGCACAATTAATATTTATAGAAGATTCTCTATTAGTTACTAATTTATCAAATACACTTGGAATTGGTTCTATATTGATACCAGACCAATTGTGCATTTTTTCGAAAAACAGTGTGTTATTAAATGTTTTACCATCGTGTGCACCAACATCAACAAAAATGCCATTTTTGAACCCCTTAAAAACTTTAGTTTCAAGATATCTATCTTGACCACACTGACTATGAAACATATATACTTAAAAAGGTGTATATATCTTTAAATATCTTGAATATAGCAATATGATGGAGTGAAGAGGAGAAAAAAGAGGTATTATAGAGTCTAGATGATATTGAAGGAAAATAATTAGCGGAATTAATATAACTCCATTAAAGATAAAGAGTCCTATGAATGTAGAGATATAGTAATCTATAGATAGAGTTCGAGTAGTTTAATGGAGTAATTATAAATCTGTAGATATGAGCTTATAAGGATTCAAGGACATCAATAATGTTAATGGAGTTGCAGGAGTTTAATGGAGTTACTGGAGTTTAATGGAGTTACTGGATATCTGTAGATATCAGATTATAAAGATTATAATATTTCAATAATCTCAATGGAGTTGCAGGAGTTTAATGGAGTTACTGGACTCCCTGGAGTTATATGGAGTTACTGGAGTTTTATGGAGTTATTAGAAATCTGTAGATATCAGATTACAAGGATTTGATAGACTTCAAGGAGTTTAATGGAGTTCCTGGAGTTTAATGGAGTTCCTGGAGTTTAATGGAGTTCCTGGAGTTTAATGGAGTTCCTGGAGTTTAATGGAGTTCCTGGAGTTTAATGGAGTTCCTGGAGTTTAATGGAGTTCCTGGAGTTTAATGGAGTTCCTGGAGTTTAATGGAGTTCCTGGAGTTTAATGGAGTTCCTGGAGTTTAATGGAGTTCCTGGAGTTTAATGGA